ATGGTCAATGGCCATTTCCAAGAGATGTATATGGTAACATAATTAAAGACTTATACAAACGTAAAGCAGGCCTAGTAGTATTCAACGTATTAATGCCTGAACCAGACCGTAATGGTAAAGATGCCGTGTTGGCAGAAGTAATGAAAAACCATCCTGTTATATTAAGTAATGTGCCATCACAACAAACAAAGAATGAACCTAAAGTACCAGGTTCGGCAGTATTAGGGCCAGAACATCTTAATACTATTGTAAGATATCCTGGTATGATTGCCAATATATCTTTATTAGAAAATTCAGCTGTAGGTGTAGGTACAACTAATACATTCCCAGAAATAGACGGTGTTAACAGAAGATTACCATTAATAGTTTCTGTAGATGGTAAACTATATCCAAATCTAGTTATGGAAACATTAAGAGTAGCAACAAACAATTCTACATTTCAAGTTAAATTAAATGCTAATGGTGTAGAAAAGATGAGATTGCCTGGCGATATAGGTATTATAGATACAGATTCATTGGGTAGAATATGGATAGATTGGAGTCAGAAGAATCAATCAGTATCATTAAGTAATCTACCAGAAGATTTTAAAGGTTCAATAGTTATTGTAGGTACATCAGCAGCAGGTATAAACAATCCAGTAGCTACAGCAATAGGGCCAGTTTGGCCACAAGACTTACAGGCCGCTGTAATAGGTACAATGATTAATAAAGTTAATATTAAAAGGCCTGATTGGTCAGAAGGAGCTGAAGTAATAAGTTTAGTAATATTATCTTTATTATTATTAATTTTAAGTAGATGGGTGTATGTTGGTATAGTAACAGGAGTTGTTATGATTATTTCTATAGTTCCTTTAAGTAAATATTTTTATATTCATAATCTTTGGTTACTAGATGCAACATTAATTATTGTAGGATTAGTTCTTGTAATGTTACACGCCTATGGTATAAAATTTATTAGTGAATATTTACAGAAACAACAAATCAAAAAACAATTTGAACATTACTTAGAACCCAAAATGGTAAAGAGATTACAAGATAATCCTGAGCTATTAAAACTAGGTGGTGAAACAAAAGAATTAACATTTTTATTTTGTGATATAAGAGGCTTTACTCCTATATCAGAAAAGTATCAATCTAATCCACAAGGGTTAACAGTAGTGATTAATAAATTTTTAACACCAATGACCGAGATAATTATGAGAAACGAAGGAACAATTGACAAGTATATGGGAGATTGTATTATGGCATTTTGGAACGCACCATTAGATTGTCCAAATCATAGAGAGATGGCAGTCAAAACGGCGTTAGAAATGATTGATAAACTTAAAGAATTAAACGACTCTGGTGAGTTCGGAGATAAACTAAATATTGGTATAGGTATTAACTCGGGAAAGGCCGTTGTTGGCAATATGGGTAGTAATCAAAGGTTTGACTATTCAGTACTAGGAGATGCTGTCAATCTAGCGAGTAGATTAGAAGGCGTGAGTAAAAACTATGATGCTACATTAGTAGTTGGCGAAGATACTTATAAAGACATTTCAAATCAATTCAACTTTTCTAAATTAGATGATGTACAAGTAAAAGGCAAATCAAATATGGTATCAATCTACACAGTAAAGGATAACAATGTTAACCCTACTACAAGTAAGAAAGTTACGAAAGATAGCAAAAAGACAAATTAGAAATGAAAAGAAACTTAAATTATACTTATTAAATTTAAACTGGATACAGATAAGAAAACAAAAAGAGAGAAGAAAAAGACGAACATTAACCAAACTATGGAAAATGGAAAGACTACGACTTATGCACAATCAACAACTATTTACTAAAGTAGCGTAGTAAACAATCTAACATAACAAAAGAGGTAATATGGAAATTTTAATTTCCGTAATAATCATTGTTGTCGCCGGGTATATTATAATAAAAGAATAACAAAGGAGAAAAGAGTACAAATGTATTCCAATTATGTCAAAAGTTTACAAAATAATAGCAACTATATTTTTTATTTTGAGTATTTTGATAGGCGCCCAATGGGCACACATAGACGAGTTAATTAACATAAATATAAGTAACAGCAAAAAATACATACCTACGCCTAGCGTACCAAAGTAATTTTTAAATTGCTGACTAAAAAACATCTCTAACGAGATAGAAGAAATATGGATAACGATAACTTAGATTTAAGAGTAGAAATTGAAGGTATTAAAAAAGACCTTGAAAACGCTAGTAGCATTAATACCCGTTTAGATACGGCTATTGAGAAGCTAACAGACGTTTCTACTTGTATTAAATCAATGCTGGCCGTACACGAGGTTAAAATAGAACGTCAAGAAAAAACAGACGAGATTATATTTGAAAAGATTAAAGACCGTGCTGATGAAATAGACAGTGTATACCGAGAGTTGCAAAGAGAAATCAATCAAGTTGAAAGACGTTTACTCATAGAGATAAAAGCATTACGTAATGACATAGGCAGTAGAGTAGGTATGTTAGAAAAATTGAAATGGGTCTTATTTGGTGCTGCTATAGTTTTAGTAATTATAATCACAAAAGACTTTAAAGCCCTATTAAGTATATTTTAAACAGGTTGACAAATTGAACAAAATATAGTATATTAATACTGTGTTATGTCATCTTATATTGATCTAAAATTTATTAATATTCTATCGTCTAGGCTAAGTAAATTCAAAAGAAAAAACGACCATTTATTTAACTTCAGATGTCCTCACTGTGGTGATTCACAGAAGAATAAAACAAAAGCAAGAGCCTATCTTTATAGAGTTAAGAACGATATGTTCTTTAAATGCCACAACTGTGGTATGGGCCAAAATCTGTCCAACTTCATTAAGTTTTTAGATGCTAAATTGCATAGTGAATACACATTAGAAAGATATAAAGGTTCGGCACCAGCAACACCAGAACCAAAGTTTGATTTTAAACCACCAGTGTTTAAAGAAGTAAATATCATAGAAGATTTACCTACAATTGCAGATTTACCTGCTGTTCATCCTGCCAGAAAGTATGTTACTAAAAGAAAAATACCAGAAAAGTATTTTGATGTATTACATTTAAGTATGGAGTTTATGTCTTTAGTAAACAAAATTAAACCAGATACATTTAATAATTTTACAGGTGAACATCCAAGATTAATAATACCTTTCTATGATACAACTGGTAATTTATTTGCATTTCAAGGTAGAGCATTCGGTAATGAACAACCAAAATATTTAACTATTAAATTAGATGAGTCTAAACAAAAAATTTATGGTTTAGAAAGAGTTAATTTTCAAAAGCATATATACATTACAGAAGGCCCTATTGATAGTTTGTTTATAGATAATTGTTTGGCAGCTGCAGGTGCAGACTTGACATTGAAAACAAATCCTGATAATGTAACTTACATCTTTGATAATGAACCTCGTAATAAAGAAATAGTAAAACGTATGTACAAAATAATAGACAGCAATTATAATATTTTTATCTGGCCAGATGATACAAAATGCAAGGATATTAACGATTTAATTATATCTGGTAAGACAATTCCAGAGGTTCAAACTATTATAAGTAGCAATACACATAATAAATTATCCGCATTAAGTAAACTAAACACCTGGAAGAAATGTAGTATATGACGACTGAACAAATTTTAGTACAGAAAAGAAACTCCAGAGAAAAAGAACCTCTTAACATTGAAAAGATACATCAAATGGTGGAGTTTGCTTGTGAAGATATAACAGGCGTATCAGCTTCACAAGTTGAAATGAAAAGTGGTTTACAATTCTTTGATGGTGTATCTACAGATCAGATACAACAGATTCTTATTAAGTCAGCTTCAGATTTAATTTCATTAGAAACACCTAATTACCAATACGTTGCTGCTAGATTATTATTATTCAGTTTAAGAAAAAGTATTTTTAGAAAACTTTGGGACCATCCACATTTATATGACCACACAAAAAAAGGTGTTGAGATAAAAGTTTATGATGCAGATATTTTAAAATTTTACGACAAGTCAGAATTTGATCGTATGAATATGTGGATAGACCACACAAGAGATTACAATTTTACATACGCTGGGTTAAGACAAGTAATAGACAAATACCTGGTACAAGATAGAAGTTCAGGTGAGATTTTTGAAACTCCTCAGTTTATGTATATGCTTATATCAGCAACGATATTTGCAAAATACCCAAAAGAAAAAAGGATGACATATGTCAAAAAGTATTATGATGCTATTTCAAGGTTTAAAATTAATATTCCGACTCCTGTTATGGCTGGTGTTAGGACTCCTGTTAAGCAGTATGCTAGTTGTGTTCTTGTTGATATTGATGATACTCTACCAAGTATATTTACTGGTGATATGGCTATCGGAAGATATATTGCACAACGTGCCGGTATCGGAATTAACGCAGGCCGCATACGAGGAATTAATTCACGTATACGAGGTGGCGAAGTTCAGCACACTGGTGTAATACCATTTCTTAAAAAGTTTGAGGCAACTGTTAAATGTTGTACACAAAACGGTGTAAGAGGTGGTAGTGCAACAGTTCACTTTCCTATATGGCACCAAGAAATATCTGATATATTAGTTTTAAAAAACAATAAAGGCTCAGAAGATAATAGAGTAAGAAAATTAGATTACTCAATTCAACTATCAAAATTATTTTATCAAAGATTTATTAATGATGAACAAATAACTTTATTTTCACCACACGAAGTACCAGATTTATATGAAGCTTGGGGTACTCCTAAATTTGATAAACTGTATGAAGAATATGAAAAGAAAACATCTATTAAAAAGAAAAAAATATCAGCACAAGAATTAATACAAAGTGTTTTAAAAGAACGTGCAGAAACAGGCCGTATCTATATTATGAATATAGATCATTGCAATACACACTCATCATTTAAAGATATAATTACAATGTCAAACCTTTGCCAAGAGATTACATTACCTACTAAACCATTACAACATATAGATGGCGATGGAGAGATTGCATTATGTATATTATCAGCAATCAATTTAGGTATATTAAAAGATTTTGATGAATTAGAATCATTATGTGATCTATCAGTAAGATCGTTAGATGAAATTATAGATCACCAAGAATATCCAGTTAAAGCAGCAGAAGTATCAACTAAGGCCAGAAGAAGTTTAGGTATAGGTTATATTGGTCTAGCACATTATCTTGCAAGAGAAAAAGTAATGTACCACGAGAAGGCAGCTTGGAAATTAGTAGATGAATTAACGGAAGCATTTCAATACTATCTATTGAAAGCCAGCAATCAATTAGCAAAAGAAAAAGGTAAGTGTGAGTACTTTAATCGTACAAAATATTCTGATGGTATCTTACCAATTGATACCTATAAAAAAGAGGTAGACGAAATAGTTACTAGAAAACTATCATTTAATTGGGAGAAATTGAGGAAGGATATTGTTGAGACCGGCCTCCGACATAGCACACTCTCGGCTCAAATGCCATCAGAATCTTCAAGTGTTGTATCTAATGAAACAAATGGTATAGAACCACCACGAGATTATCTATCAATTAAGAAGTCTAAGAAAGGGCCATTAAAACAAATAGTGCCTAATTATAATCAATTAAAGAATTTTTATACTTTACTTTGGAATATGAAATCAAATGAAGGATATATAAATGTAGTCGCAGTGATGCAAAAGTATTTTGACCAAGCAATAAGTGGTAACTGGTCATATAATCCAGAAAATTACGATAGTGGCCAGACGCCATTATCAGAAATGATTAACGACCTATTAACAACCTATAAGTATGGTTGGAAAACGTCCTATTACCAAAATACATATGATGGTAAAAGAGATGAGGATGAACCGGCACATCCAGTGGGTTTTAAAGACAACGTGCCAGAAACTACCACACCACCAATAGATGATGACGATTGTGAGTCTTGTAAAATATGATATACGAGTGTTTTTCTTTTTTAAATGAATTTGATATGCTTGAATTAAAGTTACAAGAGCATTACCCCTACGTAGATAAATTTATTATAACAGAAAGTAATAAGAATTTTAACCAGGATAATAGAGAGTATATATTAGAAACACAATGGGAAAGATATAAAAAATATCACGATAAAATAATCTATCAAAAATATGATGGTAACAATATATTGCCAGGCTGGAAAACAGAAAGAGCACAAAGAAGTTATTTAAAAGAAGATATTAAATTTAATAAAGATGATATAATTATATCAAGTGATTGTGATGAATTTTTATGGCCATCAGATTGGGAATGGATTAAAACAGAAAACTTTAAAGATTATAAACACGTAATAAGATATTTAGGTGTATCTTATTGGGGGTATGCAGATATAAAAATACTTAACTCTGGTAGCTGTGGCGCTTTGACACTAATACCGGGACACCTATATACCAGATTAGATGAAAACAGGTGGGATTCTCCTAATACCACAAAGAATAGTGGTGTTCATTTAACTTGGTTTGGAGATAAAAAAAGTTTTGAAGAAAAATTTAAAGGCATAATAGAAACTATGGATTGGACAAATAAAGGAAAAACAAATTTAGAATCTTCTTGGCAAGATAAACTTGCATTAAATCTTTTTAAACATAAAGTTCCCAATAAAAAAAATGAAAGAATTAATTTAAATGATAATAAAGATTTTACAGAAACAATGAAACAATTTATATCTAAAAAAAAGGAGTGGTTACATTATGAGTAGGTCAGTTTTTAATAAAGCAAAAGGTTTAGATTTTACCAAAGCACAAATGTTTTTTGGTGATGATTTGGCCGTACAAAGGTATGATACGTTTAAGTATCCTATTTTTGATAAGTTAACTCAACAACAATTAGGTTTCTTTTGGAGACCAGAAGAAGTATCATTACAAAAAGATCGTAATGATTACCAAGAATTAAGACCTGAACAAAAAAATATATTTACATCTAATTTAAAATACCAAACAATGTTAGATAGCGTACAAGGACGTGGACCTTGTTTGGCATTTTTACCGTTTTGTTCTTTACCTGAATTAGAAGGCTGTATTGTAACGTGGGACTTTATGGAAACAATACATAGCAGATCATATACATACATCATTAAAAATTTGTATGCAAATCCTGGTGAAATCTTTGACACAATTATAGAAGATAAGAAGATAGAAGAACGAGCCGAGTCTGTAACAAAATCTTATGATGACCTTATTGAAATGGGTTACAAGTATCAATTAACACCAGATAAAGTTGATATGTATGAATTAAAAACTAGATTATGGAAAGCATTAATCACAGTAAATATATTAGAAGGTTTAAGATTCTACGTATCGTTTGCTTGTAGTTTTGCTTTTGGTGAATTAAAACTATTAGAAGGTTCAGCAAAGATTATATCTTTTATTGCAAGAGATGAGAGTCAACATCTAGCCGTATCACAAAGAATAATTAATAACTATAAAGACGTAGAGAACGATAAGATGATGTTAAAGATTATTAAAGATACAGAAAAAGAAGTTTACAAAATGTATGATGATGCTGTAGCTTCAGAAAAACAATGGGCAACTTATTTGTTTTCACAAGGTTCAATGATAGGACTATCAGAAAAACTTTTACACCAATTTGTAGAGTATATGGCCAATAGACGTATGAAGGCCATTGGTTTAAATCCTGTTTATGATACTAAGATAAATCCATTACCTTGGGTAGACCATTGGTTGAATAGTAAAGGTCAACAAAATGCTCCACAAGAAACGGAAATAGAAAGTTATGTTATTGGTGGTATTCAACAAGACGTTAAAAAAGACCAATTTAAAAAGTTTAAACTATAATGATTACTAAACAAACAAAAACTTGTCCTTCCTGTCAAACTAAATATGTAATAGCGTGGAACAATGAGGTACACGAAATGAATCCAATTACGTGTCCATTTTGTAGTCACGAGATAGATGAGGAAGCAAGTGAAACAGACAACGATAGTTGGGATTGATTTTAGTTTAAACTCACCGGCCATTTGTGTAAGCACGGGTAGTTTTAAGTTTGAAGAATGTAATTTCTATTACCTTACAAGTAAAAAGAAACATATTGGAAGTATGATGAAGAATATATTAGGTACAGAACATATTGAATATAAAAATCCTATAGAACGATTTGCCAATCTATCTACTTGGGCATTATCAATTATAAACAAATTAACAGACCCTCAAATTTTTATTGAAGGTTATTCTTTTGGTAGCAAAGGTCAGGCCGTATTTCAAATAGCAGAAAACGGTGGCATATTAAAGTATAGATTAAAACAATACGATTATAAAATATTAGTACCAAGTGTGATTAAAAAGTTTGCCACAGGTAAAGGTAATGCAGATAAACAAAAGATGTATGAACAGTTTACGAAAGATACTAACACAAATCTTATGAAAGCTTTTGATATACCAACATTAAACAATCCAATTACAGATATAATAGATGCATATTATATAGCAAAGGCTGGATATGAAAATATTAAAAGCTAAAAACATATCTACAAAAATTAATTTTCCTTTACAACTTTTTGATGTAAAAGAATTACGTATAATACCGTCTATTGATTGGTTGAGTAAAAGAATTAATATATATGGTTATAAAAATAGTTTTGAAAAAGTAGGTATGTTATATCCAATTGTTGTTACAGATGAAAAAGAACAATGGGTTAAAAATAGAATATTACCTAAAAATCCACATCATAGAAATGAAAATGGAGATTTAATTAAAGGACTATATATACACGTGGGTAACAAAAGAGTTTTTTGGGCCAAAGAAAATGGCTACGATAAAATTGAAGGTTATTTTGTTACACAAGAAAAAGACAAAACTTTTATTCAAAATTTAACACATATAAACCACGAAAGCATACCCAAATAAAATATAAATAAAAGAAAGAAATATTATGATTTCATTATTATTACCAACCAGAGGCAGACCTCATATGATGCGAGATTTAGTAGCCGCATACAGAAATAAATCACACAATAAAGGTCAAAACGAATTATTAATTTACTTACAAAATGATGATGTTAAATTAATTGAATATGTTAACTTATTTAGAGAGATAGGTTTAAAACAAGATACAGATTTTTTTATTAAAGATCCTTACCCTACTGGACATATGTGGAATATACTTGCAGATAAAGCAAAAGGAGATTTATTATGTTTAATGGGAGATGATGTTATAATAGAAACTCCAGGTTGGGATATTAAAATAGAAGAAGCAGCTAAAAAATATGAAGATAATATATTTGTAATAACTCAAAATGATGGAAGATCTGATAAAAATAATTTAGGTTGTCCTCATCCTATTGTACACAAAAGATGGAAAGAAATTCTAGGATTTTTTATGCCACCAATGTTTATGCATAGATACTTAGATACTTATACAATGAGATTATCAAAAGAATTAGGAAGATATATTCAATTACCTGATGTTATGTTTGCTCATCATAAAGGTTCAGTAAAACAAGATAGTACAGGAATTTTGTCGAGAACTTGGTTACCTTTAGACAAATATAATTTTGATATATCACAAAGATATTTTCAACACGATTTAGAATTATTAAGAAAGCATTTAAAATGATTTCAGTAGTATGTCCCAGTCGTGGTCGTCCACAACTAGCGAAAAGAATGATAGATTCTTTATTGAAAAATCCTGGTTGCGAAGTTGAAATATTATTATACTTAAATGAAGATGATACTAAATTGCAAGAATATAAAAATTTAATAGATAGCAAATATTATTCAATAGGACCGGATAGAAGTCCTGGTTATTCTTGGAACTTATTGGCTCAACAAGCAAAATATGATATTATATTTTTAATGGGAGATGACGCTTACAATACTACAGACAATTGGGGAGAAATAGTTTTAAAAACTTTTGATTTAACAAAAGACAAAATAGTAATGGTTGTACCGGATATAAAAAGAATTAGTAAAAAAGAATTTTGTCCACATTTTTTATTACATAAAAATTGGATAAAAACTTTAGGATACTTTATACCTCCACATTTTCATCAACATTATGTAGATTCTTGGACACGTGAAGTTGCAAAGGCTTTAAATAGATATATATTATTAAAAAATTTTGTAGTACCTATTGAAATGGAAGTTGGGGATAATACGGATAAAAGATATAAAAAAACTTGGTTGATTGAAAGAGATGGTTGGTTAAATAGAGTAACTTCAAGATGGAAAGAAAATGATATACAAACTTTAAAAAAATTTATAGAAGGATATAGAGAATGAAAATTTACATTACAGGCATAGCAGGGTTTTTAGGAAGCCATTTAGCTAAAAGAATGTTATCTTTAGGACATCAAGTAAGCGGAAACGATAGTATGATAGGCGGCGAAAAAGACAATTTACCAGAAAATATTAAGTTTGATTTGACAGATTGTTGTGATTATGACCGTATGCTTGAAAATACTAGAGGTTACGATATAGTGTATCATTGTGCCGCCACAGCACACGAAGGCCTTTCGGTATTTTCTCCTAACTTTATAACAAAAAACATTTATCAGGCCAGTGTTGCAACTATAACGGCCGCTATACAGAATAAAGTTAAAAGATTTGTTTATTGTTCATCAATGGCCAGATATGGTCATCAAAAAACTCCATATACAGAAGATATGAAACCATTACCAGTTGACCCTTATGGTATAGCAAAGGTAGCAGGAGAAGAAACATTAAAATTATTAGCAGAGGTACACGGTATGGAATATAATATTGCAGTACCGCATAATATAGTAGGACCAAACCAGAAATATGACGACCCTTATAGAAATGTTATGTCTATAATTATAAACAGAAATCTACAAGGTAAACCAGCAATCGTATACGGAGATGGTGAACAAACTAGATGTTTTAGTTATATTGATGATGTTATATATTGTTTAGAAAAACTTGCTTTAGACGAAAATATTAAAGGTGAAACTATTAATGTTGGACCAGATGAAGAATCTTCTTCTATTAATAATTTAACTTCTTTAATTTCAAATGCTACAGGTTATAATGGTAAACCTCAATATGTACCTGAAAGGCCACAAGAAGTTAAACACGCAACGTGTTCAGCAGACAAAGCAAGAAGATTGTTAGGTTATGAAACTAAAACATCATTAAAAGCGGCCGTTATAAAAACAACTGAATATATTAAAAATAGAGGTGTAAGACCTTTTAAATATAACTTACCATTAGAAATTATAAATGAAAGAACACCTAAAACTTGGATAGATAAAACAATATGAGTTTACTAATAGAAAAATACGAAGAAGCTTGCAGAACAAAATCTGATATTAATGAACATTTACCAACATTAAAAAAGTATGCTGATGCGTGTAATCACATTACAGAATTTGGTACAAGAACAGGAATAAGTACTTGGGCCTGGTTAATGTCAAGTGCAAAAATAATTAGATGTTTTGATAATGATATGGGAGTAATGAAATATATAACAAATCATCATATAGTTGCTGAACAATTAAAAAAAGATTTTACATTTACTTGTGTAAGCACTATTGCAAAAGGATTGGAAATAGAACCTACTGATTTATTGTTTGTAGATACACTTCATACATATGAACAGGTCATAACAGAATTAAAAATGCATAACAATAAAGTAAAAAAGTATATTTTATTTCACGACACTAATGCTGCTCATTCAAATAAAAAATCTGTTATATTTGAAAAAGAAGTTAATAAAGCAATAAATGAATTTTTGGATACAAATGAAGATTGGATTTTAAAAGAAAGATTTAAAAATAACCACGGATTAACAATATTAGAACGAATATAATGAAAATTTTGGTAGTTACTACATATAATAATAAATTGTTTGAAGAATATGCACATAGATTTAAACAAACCTATAATTGGCCTTTTGATTTAAAAGTTCATAATGAGAATGAAAAATTATTTGAAGAAATTCCAAATTGTAAAAATTTTGTCGAAAGAAATAAAAATAGAATTATAAAAACTTATGTACATGATGGCGTTAAATTTTGTTATAAAGTTTATGCATATACACACGAAATATTAAAATCAAATGATTATGATGGTTTAATAGGCATAGATGCTGACAGTGTTTTTTATAAGCCAATTGATGAGGAATTTATTAAAACTCATATACATAAAGATGATTGTATGATGACTTATTTAGGAAGAGGTAATCACTATAGTGAATGTGGATTTTTATATTTTAATTTAAAACATCCTTATACTAAAAAATATGCAGAAGAAATGCAAAAAATGTATAACGAAGATTTAATATATAAAGAAGAACAACAACACGATAGTTTTATATGGGATTTAATAAGAAAAAAATTTGAAAAAGATTATCAAATAAAAAATAATGATATAGGTGATCACAAAGTTGGCCACGTACAAGCACGTTCAGTATTAGGTGCTTATTACGATCACACAAAAGGTAAAACCAGAAAATTAACAGGAAAAAGTCCGGAGGCCAGAATATGATAAACATTTTCGTAGGATATGATAGTAATGAAAAGATAGCACACCATGTGTTATCAGAAAGTATATTAAGACGCAGTACAAAACCAGTTGCAATTACACCAATATATTTACCAAATATTAAAGATGATTTTGTAAGAGAAAGAAACAATCTATCATCAACAGAATTTTCATTTAGTAGATTTATTATACCACACCTTATGAACTATCAAGGGTGGGCTTTGTTTATGGATTGTGATATGTTAATGATGGCCGACATAGCAGAACTATGGCGATTGAGAGATGATAAGTATGCCGTGCAGGTTTGTAAACACGATTACACACCTAAAGATGAAACAAAATTTCTAGGTCAAATACAAACAAAATATGCAAAGAAAAACTGGTCAAGTTTTATGTTAATGAATTGTAAAAAGTGTACAACATTAACACCAGACTATGTAAATAAGGCCAGTGGTTTAGAGTTACACCAGTTTAAATGGTTAGAAAACGAAGAACTTATAGGTTCATTGCCATTAGAATGGAACTGGTTAGTTGGTGAATATCCTTATAAGAAAGAAGTAAAGAATGTACACTATACAGATGGAGGCCCCTATTTTAATGACTATAATACGTGTGACTATTCAAGTGAATGGTATAACATTTATACAAACACAGTAAAAATACAAATACAAAAATGAGTTTATAATGTTGCAGGCATTTTGTACTAGACCTTTAACTGATTGGGTTATTATTCCATTTACAAATTCAGGTAATGGAATTATTCACCGTGCAGCATATGAAATACGAGAACATTATGGACAAACAATTTGGCCTTCATATCAACCAAAAGATTTAACCAAAAGAGCTGTTGTTGTATTTGGTATTTTAAGGGGAACAGGAGAGTTAATAAAAGAGTGTGAAAAGTTAAAACATACATATTATCATATTGACCACGCATATTATTTTAAAGAATATAAACACGAAATTAATCCTATCTTTAATGATAAAATTTATAGAATAACTAAAAATGGTTTGATGTTAAATTATATTGACGTTATAGATGAAATTGACAAAGAAAGAATACAAAAGTTTAAAAAATATATAGATATAAAACCATGGAAAAAATCAGGAGATTACGTATTAGTATTGCCACCATCAGAACACGTCAAAAAATGGTATAATATACTTGATTGGGAAAAACAAACAGTAAAAAAATTAAAACAATATACTGATAGAGAAATAATAATTAAAAATAAAAACGATCAAAAATCTTATATGAATATGTTATCAAATGCTTGGGCTGTTATTACTTGTCAATCAACAGCAGCAGTAGATGTATTATTAGAGGGTGTTCCTTCTTTTTGTAATAATATGTCAGTAGCAAATCCTGTATCATACACAGATTTATCTTTAATAGAAACACCTTTTTATCCTGATAATAGAGAAGAATGGATAGATAGTTTATTAGCGAATCAGTATTTAATACGTGAAATAGAAAGCGGTTTTGTTTGGAATAGATTAAGAGAAAAAATAATATGATATTAAATGAAATATGGAAAAAGTATAAAAGTGATAATTGATTGTTTATTATGATTACTTGTCACTTTATAAATTGGAATAAATGTTTATCACACCAAATATGGCCTGCTATTACTAAAGGTTGGCCTGACACAGACAAACCCGTACATTTCTTTTGGGGATTAGCTGACAATAATGTTAAGAAGATTAAAGAAGTATCAGATAAAGGTGAAGAATGGTGGTATGTAGATACTGGTTATTTTAGTATGCCTATTAAAAAATATCCTGAACCTATGATATTAGATAAGAATAAAACTTATTTTAGAATAGTCAAAGGTAAATTACATACTATAAGAGGTAAAGTAGGTACAGGCCAAAGATTAAATGAATTAGAAAATAAAGGTATAGATGTAAATTTTAAAGGTTGGAATACTGGTGATACTAAACATATTTTATTATGTCCATCTTCGCCTACAGTTACGTATCATATTAATGGTATTAGTCAAGAGGATTGGATAAACGAAGTGACAAGTACACTTAAACAGTTTACACAAAGAGAAATAAGAGTAAGAAATAAACCAAGACCTGGTAATCAATGGTGGGGAACAGATATAAAAGATGAACTCAAAGATTGTCATTGTCTTGTAACCAATATGAGTTTGTCAGCCATAGATGCAGTAATGAATATGGTGCCTGTTATATGTCATACAGATAACATAGTATCACCTATTGCTTCACATGACTTAAAGTTTGTAGAGAAGCCATTAAGACCAGGTCGTAAAACAATAAATGAGTGGCTAAAATATGTGGCCGAAAATCAATTTACCTTAGAAGAAATATCTAATGGCACAGCTTATAAAGTATTACAGGAGCAAAATATATGATAAACTTTTGTTGTGTATATTATGGCAGCAAATATAAGCCAGAGTATGTACAAAAGTTATATAATATGGTACAAAGGCATCTTACTGTACCACACGAGTTTTATTGTTTTACTGACCACGTAAACCTATTTGATTTAGTTACAGGCAAAATACATTTCAAAACATTTCCACGACACGATATGGAGGGCTGGTGGAATAAACTACAATTATTTCATCCTGAAACTGGCCTACAAGGTGTAAATCTTTATATGGATTTAGATGTAGTGATATTAAAGAACATAGATTGTTTTGCTACACACGGAGATGATACAACTTTTGGTATTACCAATGACTTTGGTCAACCTACAACCATTTACAATTCAAGTATAATGAAATGGAACAATATCAATGCTTCATCTTTAATATGGGACAAATATTTTACAGATAGAATAACTTGGAGAAAAGTGCAAGGTGACCAGAATGTGATAACAGATTTAATGAAAAACCAGCCTATGTTATTACCTTTTCCTAATGATTGGACTTTTTCTTATAAATGGTATAGTCGAGAACAACCACGTTTTTCTAAAAATCAATGGACGTTTGAACTAAACCAACAGGCCAAAGTGGCCGTCTTTCACGGTAACCCTAATCCACACGAATCGGAACAGCAATGGGTCAAAGATAACTGGAAATAATCGTTCATTACCTTCATTAGAACAAAACGTGAACGAATAATACGGCTAAGTTATTGATTTTAAACACAAGAATCTTTATCGGAACGCTTGATTTATTGTACAAAAGATGTTATATTATACGTATAACTAATTGAAAAGGACTATATTATGATATATTTAAACAAAGATGACGTTGGTAAAAACGTTTATAGAGTAGTGCAAGACTACACTGTACAATTAGCTTATTATGTTAAAGCTAAAAATGCTGATGAAGCGAGAGATATTTCTTTAGAATACGGTGGTTTTAACACAGATAGTTTTAGAGAACTTATAAGAGAAGATACAGGCCAGTTAGAGTT